AACCTGTTTTAGGATCAAATGTTAATGTTTTTCCACTAGGCAATTCAATTACATCTTTTGGTTTTTTTCCAAATCTATGTTTAAAAACTTGACTTAACATTTTAAGTTTTTCTGGATCTTCTTTGTGAGCCTCCATTAATTGAATTGTTCTTTCCATAATATATGGTTGATTAAATTTATTTATGGGATCAAGTAACACACTTCTAAATATATTAGATACAAAATTTCCTTCTGATTTATATTTATTGTAGTAATTAGATACATCACCTATATACTTTTCCATATCTTCATATTGCCATTCTTTAATAGCTTTTGTTTGATTTACACTATCGTCATCATCATCATCATCATTTTTTTGCACTTGTTTTTTTTCTACAGGTGTATCATCAATTGGATCAGGTTTATACGTACCATCTTCAATTTGCTTTAATACATCAGCACCTATAATATCTTTTTCTGCTTGACTTAAATTAATATTAGGGCAATTTTTTAAAATATTTAAACCTGCATCAGACGTAACATCTACGTACCCTTCGTCAGCCTCTTGGATTGTAGCCCCTTCATTTGTAATAAGCATGGGTTTTACTTTACATCCTGCAGCTACATATTGTCTAGTTTGATAATTAGATCCTCCACCAGATCCTAGCCCTTTTAAATTACTAAAATCTAACTTAGGTACATAAACACCCTCATCTGCTTTTATAATACCACCACGATTCATCGTGGGAGCATCTTCTTTTGTTTTTAATTCAGAAATGTCAAATGGCAATCCACCCATTTCGTTATTAGCAGACTCAGGTACAGGTTCACCACCTATACGTCCATTAGATTGCATTTGTTCTAAACCTTGTTTAGCTTCTATTCTAAGATCTTCAAAAAACTTTACACCAAAATACTGTACAACATCTGCCGGAACAACATACTCACCATCGCTTAATTGTGCAGGTATATCATCACGAACTTCTTTAGCTAGAGAGCCAGGAGGTACTTCATTGCCACTTACAGGATCACGATCCATGCCATCATCTTTCATGCCACCATTTAACATTAACATCATTTCTGTTTGTTCATCTTGTGTTGCCATTAACTTCATCCCTTAATAATTTTAAACGTCTAAGTGCAGAAATAGCCCCTTGAGTTCTATGTAGTATAATTGTTGTATCAGCCTGTTCTAAATTTTTATGTTGGTTTTCAATTAAATAATCTAAATAATTACTGAATTGTACCCACATTTCCCTGTTGTTGACTAGGGTCTTGAGGTGCTGTAGGTGTTGCTCCTTGTTGTTCATTTCCTGTAAATCCTTGTTCTCCTGGAGTTGGTGCTTGCCCTGTGCCTATTGTACCCCCACCTGCTCCTGTCGGATCAGTAGGATTAGCTCCAGCTACACCTTGCTCTTCAGGTAATGGTGGTATATTTTCTTGTTGGAATTTCTTTAAAATGTCTGCTTGAATAGCAGCATCTTGTAAGCTGTTTGTAATTTTATCTGGATCTAAGTCCATTGACTTTGCAATTTCACGTATAATATAATCCATTTTAGCAAACGGAGCTAAGACAGGGTTACTTGCAACTTGCAAGAATTGCATTAATCTTTGACTACGCACTTCATTAGCCATTAAACTTTCTGTACCTTGAGCTTTAACTTCTAAATCACCACGAATAGATTCATCAAAATCAAACTGCATGTTAAAACTAAAAAATGCTTTTCCTATTGGTGCAATTAAAAAGTCATCTATATTTTTAACAACACTTCTAATTGACCCATTAGCCGCTGACATTAGCATACTAATACCTGACGCAGTTCTGCCTACACCCTGAATACCTGTCTGCCCATGTGCAAAAGAAGGAAACCCTGAACTTTCATCTGCAAGTACCCTAGCTTTATCAAACAACTGCATATTTTCACCAGCAACATTAGGAAACTTTGTGCCAAATATAGCTTGCCCTGGTGCGCCGCCTTGTCTTCTAAATACTTTACCTGGATATACAGATAAGTCTTGGCCCGGTACAAGATTTGTTTCATCTACTTCTATAATAAGATTACCAGACAATGCTGCATTATCAATTGCCATACGCATAAAACCATTCATTAGTGTTTGCGTATCGTCCATGTTTTCAGCAATACCTATACCAAAAAATGAATAAGGGTTCATTTCATATGGTACAGCATAATAAGGTATTCGCACAGGCTTAAATGGATTTAATACAAGTCTTAAAATTTGATTATTGCATACCCATGCATTTACATTAACTTGATCTAAATCTTTTAATGATTTGGGAATCGTAATTCCATTTTCTTCTAATATAGTTGTATCTACGTATCCCCAAAATTCTAATACTTCAATTCTATCAGGACTGTAATTAGCACTGTTATCTTCCATGCTTTCTTCCCAATATTTGCGATTATACGAATCGCCCATTTCTATTGCCATTTCAATAGCATCGTGATTAAAATATGGACGAGACTTCAATGACCTAAGTTGTGTTTTTGAAAGTTTATGTCGTTCAACTATGTATTCAGCATCGTCCATATTAGTTGCATCTGGATCAGGATAAAAATTCCAGATAGAAACATGCTCTGTTGTTGGTACAGTTTTAACTAGTGGATCATAAGTACCATCTTTTGACCAATTTGGATATTCTTTATCTTTAGCAAGCGGGCCTTTCATAATGCCTGTTCCAAATAAAGACATTTCAAATGCTAGTGATCGCAGTTGTTTGTTAGCACCTGATTCTTCTAACTGATCAAATATTTTCTTTTCCATCTTTTTAGCAGCAACCATTGCTGGATGAAATGTTACACTTGTTTGTGTTTTTCCATCACCTTCTATAACTTTTTCAGCTACAGGATCAAGTCTTTTTTCTAACGGGCCTAATCGTTGTTTTAAATCGTCTAATGTTTCCCCTGGTCTTAGCCTAGTTTCTTCTGAATCAAATAAATAAGGTATATTTGTTTGTTCTTCAAATGTTTTTTTAATTTCATCCATACTAGACGAAACATTAGGATCTGTATTTAGATGAACAGACTCTGCTACACCATCTGGCAATATTGTTGGGTTAATACTTAATGGAAATTTTGAACTTCCAAACAACACTTCAATAATCTGACCATATGCTGCTAATGTTTTAGTTTTTGTTACTTTTACAAAGACACGAGACTTTTCTGTTTCTGTAAACTGTACGTCACTCCCATAAACACCTCTGTAATTTTTGTATGCTCTTAACCATCGTTGTTCATCATTTAAACGAGCATCTTCTGCCCTTTTAAAACGAGAATTTATAAATGCTATAACTTGATTTGCATCGGTTGCTTCAATACCCTCATCGTTTACTGTATCTATAACAGCAACATCATCAGTCTCAAACATCATTTCATTATCTTTATCTGCCATATTTAATATCCAAAATTAGGGTCTGCGACTTGGAAGCCTTGATTCTGTGTTAATGGATCAAAATCAAATATGCTACTTCTAGGTCTAGTCATAACACCATAACGCAATGCATCATATAAATGGTCTTCTGCGTTAGTGTTTACGTCTTCAGGGTTTTTTTTATCTAATGGAAGTGCCGGCAATTGAGAAATAACATTTGTACAAGTATTAAAGAACACCAAGCGTGGTTCTTCAGTAAAATCATCGACTTGCAATCTTCTGTGTATTTCATTTTTACCTGATACCCTACTTCCTTTACTTCTATCTGATGGCCTCCATCTACAGCCCCTCATAATCATTTGTTCAGCCAGAGATGGGCCAGGATCGCCACGCTTATGCCAAAGGCTACTATCCAACACACCATAAAGAATACTACCATCTTCTTGCTCTAAATTTAATATCATATCAGCTAAATCGGTAGCTAAAACTTTTTTAACATACAACTCTCTGTACACTACTAATTGATCACTAGGACTTATAGCAAACCACAATATGCCACTATAGCTTCCGTACCCATAATCACATGCCCTGAATCTTTTCCAATTTTTTGGGATAGGGAACGGATCAATAACATGAATGTCTCTATTAAATTCAGAAAAGGCTGCTCCTTCATTAACATCCCAATCTCCTTCTAGTAATTGTTTTCTTTGATGTTCAGGCAATGATAACAACATTGTTTCATATTCACCTGAATCAGCTAAATAGGGATTATCAAATAATTTAGCTGGAATAAAACGTCTTTTAAATAATGGCTCACCTTCTTTACTGTGTCCTTTAGGATAAGAAAGTTTATTACCTGTTTCTATATCTGTTGCCCAAAATGATTTATTGTATGGAGAAGGATCAATAAACATTTTTTTAACCCATTGATGCCCTATTCCACCTGGGTTAGTTGTGGCTCTCATAAAGATAGGCAAGTCAGGACTAGCAGTACGTAAACGAGAACGTAAATAGTTCCAAGCGAAAGGTGTTGACCATTGTGTAAGTTCATCAAATCCAATCCAACTAAAAGCTAAACCCTGATAACGTAATACATCTTCTTCTCTATCTAGGTATGAAAACCATAATCTGCCCCCTGAAGGAGCTACCCATTGCATCTTACGTTCAGACCATTTAATATTAGGTATAACTTTAGGGTATAGTTCTTGTGATTTCCACACAAGTTCTCTTAATTCTTCAGTCGTGTGTCGTACTAACAATCCTGAAAACTGAGGATGCATAATATATCGTAGTGGATCAGCTAACATTGCATACGATTTCCCACCCCCTGCTGAGCCGCCATACAGTACTTCTCGCTCTACAGATGCTAAAAACGCTGTCTGTGGGCCAGGGTTAGGTTCAAATATAACCTGTCTACCCTCATATGGATCAGACTTAACTTCTTCTACGTTAGCTTCTTCAATCTGTAGTTTGTGTTGCACCGACTCTTTCGGTTTCAATTTTTTCTGCTGCCTTGATGATTTCTTCGTACCTTTTGGCATACTGACGTTTAATTGAAGCTGTTTTCTTACGTCTTCGTTCATCTTGTACTCGTTTTCTTAATCCTACGTGTGATATGTATCTCCCTGTTTGTGTAGACAACCAATTAGAGATTTCCCTATAACTATACTGTCCTAAATATTTTTTAGCTTTTTCTAATGCATCTAGTTCGCTTTTTATAGGTCTAAGAATATTAGAATCATCAGGATCTTCAACATACCCAAATGGTATTGTTCTTGCCATTTTAGGAATAGGCAACCATTGATTTGTGTACCCTTTTATGTCAGGTGTTGGTAAATCCCAATAACCTATACTTTCTGTTGTCATTTTCGTTTAGTTTTAGTTTTAGGTTGCATACGAACATTTCTACGTTTAGCTAGTACTCGTAAATTACTTTTTGAATTATTTAAAGGATTCATGTCTTTATGATCAACATGTTTTCCATCACCCTTTGTAACTAATCCTGCTTTTTCAAATGCTCTACGAGCTTTATTACGAGATGCTCTTTTCTTCTTTTGTAAAGGAGTTTCGTGATATTGCTTGTATTCTTTTTTATAATTACGCTGTGCTGACATCTGAATCTTTAGGGGGTAATATAAACAAACCTGTAGATGAATTTACTTCCATCTTTTCAGTTTTAGCATGGCCTGTTCGATCTAATAGATCTTTAGCTGCTACAATCTTTTCTTTTATACCTAACTCTGTAGGATCATCTAATACATTAGCCATTGAAAATGCAGCTCTAGGAGCAACACGAGCTAAATATTCTTTAGTCGCATCGTTTATTTCATCTTTTAAACTACGCACTACCTCAGACGAGGAAGTAGCATCTGAATAACCTGCTAATTTTTTAGCTTGTACTACGTTCCCATGTGCTTTATCAAATAAAACATCTAGAAACAATCTTTGCTTTTGGGTCAACTCTTTAGGCATTATATATCTTTTCCTTTTGTTTCTTCAGGTAATACTATACTAGGTACAATTTGACACATGGGTTTAGCTTGAAAGACTTTAGGACTCTTCATAGCTATTTCTGCTTTTCCTACTGAATTAGCAAAACACTGTTCCTTTGTTGTTACTAATTCATTGCCTGTTATTACTACACAACTTTCTGCATATGGTGCAGAACATAGTAGTATTATTGGTAGCCACAAACCCATTAGACTAACTCAAAATGCGGGCCATCAATAAACGGCCGTCTACCTTCTGAACGGCGTACATCAATGTATTGATTCATCAAATCTTCTGCTGTACCATCCCACTCATTTAAAGTTTTGTGCCACGCAGCACCCCATCTAATTTTTATGTCTAGTTCTTTTGCCGCAGATTTCATAGCATCTGCAATGTCATCGTAAAGATTCAATTCCCAACTTCCCCTTGATCCAACATAGGCCATAAGATCGACTGCGTGTCCTGTACCAGTAGATTCCTGTGGTAAATGACGGGAGTTCATTGTTTGAGATGCTCCACTTTTAACTAAAGCTGCCTGCTCACTTGTTGTGCGGATGCCACAAATCACACCAAAATCAATTTTAGTTCGCCCTATTGCTAATTTCACGCAATTCTGCAAGGAGTCGTTTACGCCATCTAATTTGCTTAAACTTCTTGAACTTAATGTAAAACTCATATCTTTCTTTCCTCTTTCTCGTGTGGCTATTCTTATATTTTAATCTACTTACTGGAAACTTCCTATCGCCTAAATAGTTTTGACGATATGGAATATGAATCATTTCTTAACTCTACCACCAAAAAACTTACTCACAGATCGTATCCCAAACGATGCGGCCACTATCGCTCCCAAACTTACTTGATACCAGTCAGGCATATTCTGCAACGCAATAAACCCATCAGTCACGATCTGTCTTCCCCAATCGCCGCAGAAACATAGAACTAGTGGAAGAGAGAACAAAATTGTTAGCCATTCATCTTTCCAGCTACTTTGTGTAGCACGTATAGCAGCAAGTTCCCAATCAATCTCACCTGTTGCTTCTTTCATACGAATCTGTGCTTCAGCTTTTTGCACAGCCGTCTTACCATCTATGTAACTTGTAGCGAGTCCACCTATTGAGCCTAGTATGGTTGTAATACTGCCTAGCATTACCAAGCCTTACATGACCAATATCTAGCAGAAGTTTTTGGGCCAGGGTTTTCACAATTATGCCTAGCTCTAAAACTAGCTCTAGCTTTAGGATTGTCTTTTCGTATTGGCATATTAGGATCACCAAACATTACTCGTTTAACTTTACTACCATCGCTGACGAACACAACAGATTTTTTTCTGCCATGACCAGGTTCACCCTTACGAATAGGTCTAGGTGAGTTAAGCTTTACTGTTTTGCCTTGATACTCTGCCATTATCTATATGCCCTTGTTTTTTTCGCAATTTTTTTAGGTTGCTTTACAAATTGCTTGCCACTCTTATTGCCTTTAGCTTTGGCCTTATTAGTAGACGCTTTTTCAGATGCACTCAACGACTTCCAAGCAGCATCAGGCAAATATCTTCGCTTACCCTTTGAAGGTTTGCCTGAAGATGTTCGCCATTTCTGCTTTCCCCAATCTTTAAGACTTTTTTGACTTTTTGCGAGTGCCATTAGTTGATACGATTGCTATTGTTACGCACCCCTTTTTGTTGCTTTTTTTTTCGCCATACCACCCTTATTCATCATAGGTTTTTTCTTAGATGCCATTCCACCATGCATCATTCCTGTTTTCTTTTTTGGGGGTCTACCCATTTTTGATCCGTATGTTCCTGGTCCACTTGGCATATCTATATCTCCTTTATGATTTATACCCGCCGCCTTTAGCTTTATATTGCTTGGCTAACATCTGTGCTTTACGTGCAGACCACTGACCGGGTCTACCACCTTTACTTCCTGCTTTTATTCTATTAAATATACTTTTACGCATTGAAGGTTTAGTATAGTTTT